ACCATCTTTATCATGGCACTCAACGTAGTAAACGCCTGTGGCTTTGGCTTGCTCGCCTGATTGTGTACCGGCAGTCAGACCACTAAAAACATGGTCGGTTGCTGTGAGTTTTTCTGTGGTCATTTTAAATCCTTATGAAAGTCTGATGAGAGCGGAAGAACTAGTATCTGATGGCATAGTTACTGTGAACGTACTAGTAGATGTTTTATCTGAGCCAAAATCTAATACACAAATTGCTGGGTTTGTACCACCAACTTTATATATCAATGCACCCCTGGCAGTAATTGCTCCTGTCCATGCGGGGGAAGAAAAGTTTACGAATGCAATACTGCCGTTTGTTGTGTTTGCATACTGAATAATAGCCGTAACAGTTTGCCCAGTAGCGGTGTAATTACCGCCCGATGATTCACCAACCGAGGTATAAGTTGTAGTGTTCTGATCTAGCGTGGCAGCATTTGTATACAGAGCGAGCTTGAAAGAATCAGTCGCAAAATTAATCGCGCCTGTTGTCATGGCCACACGAAGCGTATTACAAGAATAATTACCAGTAAAGGCCATCAGCTCACCTTCTGACGATATTGACCAGAACGATAAGCGTCTTGACGCTCCATACCATCGCCCAAGCGTTTTGCTAAGCCAAGAGCTTCTTGATACTTGGTGTTATAGAACGCCATGATATCTTGCTCACCCTTCATATAGGTATAAGCCTCAACCAAAGAGCCATAAAGCAAAACAGAATCAAAGTTGTCGCCAAGCCATGTAGTGCCGGCAGTCACAATAGACTCAGGGTAATAGTAGTAATGCAGCTCAACGTAATACTGTGCATCAGGCGTTGGGCCCAAGATAAATGATAGTTCTGCTTCATTATCTGAGCGAGGTCCAAACAGTGCGTAATATTTGGGTACACCAGTATCGTTTGGCGTTGGGTATGCTTGACGCAAATAGTTAACGTCTTTATTTAGCAAGTACTCATACGTACCAGTATTTATATTTCCACCAGTCACATCTGTAACAACAGCCATAGAGTACACCGCCAAGAAGTCTGATGGGCACTGTAAGTATTTATTGCTTGTTGTTGTTTGACCGGTCACATTCTTGCGAATGGAAGGAAACTGAACTGTATTGTAAATACGTTGCTCAGCCTGCTGAACAAACACGGGTATCTCAGCGATAAAACTCGCTTCGGTATTCTCCGTATATGCTTGAATAGCATTGCTGAGGGCGGTGTAATTCATGCCATCGGACCCCGTGACATTACGCCTTTAGTTGCCGCACCAGCTCCACGCATCTTAATGCCAGATGTTTTTGCTTCAGGTTGTGGGTTGCGCGTAATGTTTCCCACAGACATATTAACTGTAGATGCGCTGCTCATATTTGGACGAGCATTTAATTCTGGCTCAGCCTCGGTATAACGACCTGCATAAGAATCTGCGGGCAAATTATCACGATTAGCACCAGTCTTAACTGGGGGGCTATTCTTTGTAGTAGGTTTAACTTGAGTAGCCATTATTTGCTCCCAGCCTTTTGATTACGTGCGCGGGCAAGATTGCGACCCAGTTTACGCATTTCCATGCCAGTCACAGTCTTAGCACCACCAGCATTTTTAGCACCGCTCTCAATGCCAACTGTAGGGCCGTTATCGCCTAAATTTTTACCTTTGGTTTTACCTGTTTTGGTAACGCCATCCGCTGCTTTTGTGTATGCCATGTTCGACTCCTTATGTCGTTGTAACCGATACTGTACCAAGTTCTATGCTTAAAACCAAGTTATTTGGTGTTAATCCATCATCAAAACTTCTTGAACCACCCACAGGGTTCCATCCCCACTGAAAAATCCTACTGCCAGCCTCTGGATATCCAAAACCATTTACCGAAGTACTATCAGTAGTTAAAATCTGCAAACCATTTTGACCAGATACCTGATAACTTACATCAGGTCTTGGCTCTCTTACTGCCTGCGGATCATCTACTGGGTACATACCCAACTGCAATTGCGGATGGTCCGGATCCCAGCATGACCTGCATACTTTAATTTTATATGGCTTAGTCTTAACAGTCTGGGTGCGCAATTCCTTGAGCATATATCGCCCATCACAGCGGTCGCATTCCGCAATTGCATACTTACCAGACGCAAACCGATTAGGCATAGAACAAGTTCCTTGGCACAAACCGCAAAGGAGCCGTCTCGCGATCCTCTGCCGCCGCCAATTCCCATTGTTGTTCGTAATCTGCCTTTAAACCCATAACACGTTGTGGATCTACACCTGGAAGTTTCATGCTGAGCAAATAAGCAAGGCCGGCAACCATACAAGGAATAAACCTGAAAGGTATATCTTGAATAGATGTACCTGTTCCAGCATCTTGAATACGTCGCATCCGGTAATACACAAACATGTATTGATTACCAGGCGCGTTAGGCGTTGGCCACACATTGATGGCTGGTAAATTTTGCTCTGTCAAAATATTAGTTGAGCCAGCCGTGTGTGAAGCCGCAGTTGTGCCATTCTGTCCACGAGCGCAATTAAGTAATTGATTTGTTGCTGGGTTTACGTTGGGATAGCTGATTGTTTCATTATCAATTTTGATAAATCCAGCAGTAGCCAACTGAGAAACACTTGACACTGTGATTGTAGTATCAGAACTATTGATAGATTGCGCTAAATAGGCCGTGGTAAGGTTTTCTTGGCCTGACTGACGGTTGTACCAGACTTGAATTGGACGACCCTGTGCGAGCTTATTAGGCAAGCTCATGTAGGTGGATTCAGAAATGCCACTGATGTTGATATCAATCTGATTTGATGTGCCGTTACTCTGTCGAATAACAGTGTCCAGCAAGTTGATTGTATCCGTAGGCATTGGGTATATAGCCTGACCAGTAACCATCGGGATCTGGCCCTGCTCAACAGTCCAGAAATTAATCCCACGATTAGCCCACTCAATCGTCAAAAGATTCAACGATCTACGAGCGGTACGAAAATCATAACCAGTGCGAAGTTCTTGACCGCAACGCTCAAACGCCTCCTCAATGAGGTCGTTCATGTCTAAATTAAAGACAGTGGTTCCGGTAGTCTTTGCCATTATTTTTTCGCAGTCTTAGCAGAGTTTATAAACGCTTGCTTAGTTGGCGCACCTTTGCTGCCAGGCTTACGCATACGCTCTTTAGATCCAGCAGCTATACGTTTTCTCTTGGCATTGATATTGGCATAAAGGCCAACCTTTCCGCCCTCAGCGTATTCGGTAAAGTCCGTGTTATCCCGACGAGCTTTTTTAGCACCGCTAGGCATCTTTGATGGAGATATATCTCCCATTCCACGGCTTGCTCGCATGATTAGCAGATCTTTCCACGTGTCTTGCCACGCATAGCAATGCCATCAGCACGGCTAGAAGCAGAAGACACTTTGCCACCAGACTTCATGCCGGCGCCCATAATACGATTTTTTAATTTGCCAACCATTGAATCAAAGTCAATTCCAGCTTCGCGATTTTGACGATTCCTACGATCGTAGGGAGTTTCGTATTTTTCAACTGATTTAACTACTTTGGGCTCAGGAGCTTCTTCAACTTTTGATTCTGTTTTAACAACTTTAACTGTGGGCTCACCACGACGTGTCAGACCTTGCTGCTTATTCAAATAGTTACGCAGGCTTAAACCAGACTTAGCAAGCTCTTCTTTAGTAACAACTTTGGCTTTAGATGTTTTAGCGGGCTTATCGGATGCTGGCATATTAGATACAAGCTCACCCTCAGAAATTTTTTCACCTTCCGCAATAGCACGGGCGCGGTTAAATTCAGGGGCATCCTCATAAGGATCACTCATCTGGGTACGACCACTTGGCAATGAGGGCTCATCATCTTCATAAACTGAGCTACCCGCTGCGTAACGTTTAATTTTACGTTTCATCATTATTTTTTCCCCTTGTACATGCCGCCACCACACATAACAACCATTGTTCCACGAGTTTTACCTTTGGTAGCAATACCATCGGCACGACGAGAAGCTGTAGAAACTTTACCGCCAGAGGCCATCTTTTTTACTTTGCCACCACGCTTATAAGTGTCGCCCATAGCGTTGGTGTTTTCGCTAGAATTACGTTGACGTTCAATACTTTTAGCGCGTTTAGTAGCATCTAAATATTCTTGAAGGTCTTCATCGCGATCTTTTTTAGTGCCGGCCATGGCATGGTACATTCCTTTTGCACCATATTTTGCAGAATCAATAATTCCGGGGCTACCAGGTTGTGTTCCCAAATAAGCGCCCCCAACAATTGCGCCAGCAGGAGCCGCCATAACACCTAAAGCTTTGCGGCCCAATTTACCAAAGGTAGTATCTGGCTCTGGCATGGCTTCGTCATAAGCTTTACCGGACAGGCGAGAAAGCTCTGCATCCGACATATCTTCAATTCGTTTTACTTTTGGCATAGTGTTTCCTTAGCAGTATTTGCCGCCCTTAGACATTTTTACCATCATACCCTTGGTCTTACCTTTAGAGGCAATACCATCGCGACTTGGAGCGGCTGTTTTTACAGCACCCATTTTGGATGCTGTCATGCCACCTTTTTTAAGCATAGCCAAGCTGGTACCTTTACCGCCCTTGTGCTCTTGCTTATCGTGCATCTTGAAAGCTTTTTTAATCATGGCTTTGTCTTGGGCCATATCAGCTTTACCGCCTTCAGCCATGCCGCCCTTTTTCATGCCCATCATCTGTTTTTTGTCCATGGCCATGTCAGATTTAGAGCCTTCTTTCATGCCCTTTTTCTCAACATCTTTGCCTGATTTCTCAAACATCTTCATCTTGCTCATCATATCGCCACCCTTTTTGAAAAGTGCCATACTTCCGTGATTGGTTTTTGGCTTATTAATACTCTGTGCATCTGCCCTGGTCATGCCACCAGTACCAAATTTTCTACCCTTGTCAGCCTTCATAAAGTCCTCGCCAACACTTTGCTTAATACCAACCTTCTTAGCAAAGGCTGGATTCTTGGCAATTGCCGCCATAAAATTGTGCTGTTTTTTACTCGTCGATGGCATCTTTAGCTTTCTTATTATTTAACCATCCCTGCACTGTTTTGGTTTCCCAAATACGGATAGCAGTCCAGATAATCGTAAAGCTTGCAGCAACAGCTGGCAATGCTTCGGCCAAAGTGCCTACCACAGTGAGGAAGGATACCCCATCAATAACATACTTAACTGTTTCGTCGTGTTCAGTCATATCAGCAGTTCCATGCTCTTAAAGCTTTATTGATGCGTGAGTTCGGATCTTTTGCCGTCTTTGCGCTGGTCAACTTTTTCTTCATACCACTCATCCTTGCACAGAAGGAGTCGCGCCGTGAGCCGCCTTCCGGCTGGGGAGGTTTTAAATTCATGCCTTGCGCTTTCGCGGAGGCCCGACCCTTGGCGTTCAGGCCGCCATTGGGATTCTTGCCTTCTTTGCGCGTCCATGCTGCACCCTTAGCCATTTGTGCCCTGTATGTAGTTTTGAATGAGAACTAACTCAAAAAAACCAGCAGCTTCATTGTTTGCCGCGCCGCCAATTGCTTCGCCTTGAATGCGAGTCTTTTCAGCGATTGCAATAGGATAGGGAAATGGTTGGGTTGAAATATTGTTATTGGTAACAATCAGTGGGCCTGTGATGGCAATTCCATTTGTCCCAACAAAACGAGTTCTTGCCGTAATTAAGCTGGTTCCAGTATCCTGCGCCAAACCAATGCGAGCAACTGTCAAGTAACCTGTATAGCCAGCGGGTACTGTGTATTGGCTTGAGGTTGCGCTGTTGTAACCAATTGAAATTAGATTGTAGATGGTTGCTGGAACGCCAGAAGTTACAGTACCGCTTCCAATATAAATGACGCCCGCATTTGCCAATCCAGTACCTGCGGTTGTCACCAACATATTATTGATGCGTAAGAATGAATTTGTAGTTGTCACAGCCGTCTGACCATTCATTGTCACGCTCTCACTGATGACTGCATAATTGGCGTCCAAGCCTGTAATTAACACAGTTCGTGCGCCAGTGCCAGCCAAAGTATCGCTTGCGCTGGAAGAACTCACAGTCATTTGCAAGGCGGCGGCGGGATAAGACAAGTCACCGACTGGGGTAATCATCTCCCACGCAGTATCAACATCGGAGTTGTAACCAGACACTGTAACAATTGAGTGGCCTTGAATTTGTCCACGCGACACCTGAAGCTCAAACGGTTCATACGCACCCACTTGGGATATAGACCGCCAAATTCCAATATTAGCCATAACTAATCTCCTTGTAAATGGGGGCCGAAGCCCCCTAGATTAATTAAGCGGATACTGGGAACTGATTGCCGTTGGAGTTGGCTACAGTGTAGATGATTGTGTATTGAACAGTACCAGCAGTCACAGCAGCAACAGTTGGAGTCATTGTTGCAATAACTTTAACGTCTGTAGATCCAATACCAGCGCCGTTAGGAGAAGCGGTAGTAGCTGCGCCACACCATGCACCCAATTTAGCGGAAGCATTGCTAACAGCGGCGCGGCCTTGAGATGTAACGTCTGTAGAAGCCCAGTACAAAGCGGCTGTAGTGCCATCACCAATAGTCACGTTTGCGGCTGTAGAACCGGTAAATGCAACCAAAGTGTCGATGTGGATAAATTGGATTTGAGCGCCAGCGGGCAACACGCAGATGGTGTCAGTAGTCGCAGAAGCGGCTTGGCCTGTGTAGTCTTTCTTGAAAGTCTGAGAAACCATGGTTGCGCCACAGTTTTCAATAGTACCAACAACAGTACCGGTAGTGTTACGAACAGTGCCCAAAAGCCAAGGGCCGAGGTGAGTTGCAAATCCCATGATATTTCCTTACATACAAGTTAAGTGCATCAGTCTGTATGTCGTCAGCCGGGACTGTCTAATGCACCGGAAAGCCCGGATTACTGTGTTTATATCATGCGCCTTTTTTGTTTGCAACATTTATTTGCGTCATAAAACTGTTATTTATTTGAGTTATAAAAGAGTAATTTTGCGAACACCAACCCGGTCTAAGTCAAATGAACACTCCAACAGCTGAAGAT